GCAAGCACGAAGAACACCATCATGCCGTTAAGATGGCCAAAGGAAAATAAATGAAAAACACTACATTAGGTCGCAAGGCCACAAACGATATGAAAAAGAATGAGGGCCGGTACATGCCACGCACTGCTGAGAACCAACGCGGTGACGGAGCAGACTTTGCATTTAATGGACAGATGGGTGATGGAGTTAATCGCGATAGCGGTCGTGATGGTATTTGTGTCAACCCTATGGCTCACTTGGTTAAGAACCCCGACGCAATCAATCACGGTTTAGACACTGTGAATCGTCGTGGCAACGGATCAGACAGCAGCCTAGACCGTCGGGAGTCAGTTGGACCTTCAGCCACAAGAGATCCACAACGCATGACCATTGCGGATGCCGCACAAGGTCGTCCAGTTGGCAAGTCAACAGGCGTCAAGCGTTGGCCCAATCCTGATGCAATCAATGTAGGAATGAAATAATCATGAGCAGTAATGCATATATTCCATTACCACAAAATGCCAGTAAGACAGTGACTGCATCAACAACCAGCAGTCAGTTTTATCTGGATCTCAGTTCTACCAGCAACAGTGTAAACAATGTGTTGGTCACTAACCTGGATGCAACCAATCCTGTATATGTAAACTGGGCCGCATCAGGTTCAGTAACTGCCAGCAATGTTGGTTTTCCTGTGATCCCATTCTATCCCACTGTGATCACAATGAATCCAGTTAACAGTTTTGACAGCAACATCACCGTAGCGGTTGTTTCGGCTGCTGGCACACCCACTGTGGTGTTTACACCTGTAGCATAAGGAATTGATCGTGGCTGAAAAGAAAACAAATTGGATTGCTGGTGCCATCAAAAAGCCAGGAGCATTGAAGAAAGAATTAGGCGTCAAGAAGGGTGAAAAGATTCCTGCCAAGAAGTTGGCTGCCGCTGCCAAGAAACCCGGTGTTGAAGGCCAGCGTGCCCGTCTTGCCGAAACCCTAAAAGGATTTAAGAAATGAAAGAACGAGTATTAAAACGAGCCGCTAAGGATCGTGATGTCACAGATGAACACTACCTTGGTCGCCACTCAGGCAACCCACATGCAGTGACCAATGTCAATGTGCCCATGGGTCCCAGAGTAGGAACTGAAGGTGCACACACTGCCAAGCGTGGCAACTTCTTGGATGCCAAGGCTGAACGCCAACCCGTTGCTGATGCAGTATTGGCTGCATTCAGTGGCCGTGCAGCGGAATTAGAAGCCAATCCAGGCGAACATGAAGTCCCTGGATCTGGTGGTATTGACTCTGACAGTCAAGTTCGACGCTTTGCCGCACGCCGGAACCGTTATAAAGATTGATCTGATAGGATCGCTGTTGGGAGTCCAGTCTGACTCCCAGATTTTATTTTAAAGGAATTGAAGATGAAGAAACCCACAACACCTAGTCCCTGGGACACCAATGACTCTACCGCGACTACACCCAACACTCCCCCAACGGCTAGTAAAGCAACGAAGACAGTTGATACTACAACTGTTGCGGCGACTGTAGCATCAGAACCGCTTTACGACCTAGAAGGTTTGATGACTGACTTTCCTACTGCCAAAGAATTGGAAAAGTTTGTGTTTGATCAAACCGGCATTGTGTTGAACCTTAAAGGTCGTAGCAACAAGTTCAAATACCAAACAGCAATGGATGTGCTGAATGGACAAAAGCCCGAAGACTATTTGTTGGGCAAAGAAAATCCCTACCTGGACAAGAATGATCTAATTCCCATTGATGAATTAAGAAAAGACTTTCCCATACCCAGCGCAGTGGTAGGCGTGCCACTAGTTACACTATTCCAAACTCCCAACTTCCCACATCCAGATCCTGACTGGAAAGCGTCAGGACAAAAGTGTGATGTGGTGTTTAAGAAATATGCCAATGATGTTATTACATATGAAATTATTGGACCAGTGGCCGCAAGACCAGTTGGTACCAGAGTCAACAAGTTCGGTAAAGAAGTGCCCGAGAAATACACCTGGGTTGATCCACGCACTGGCGAACAGGTCCTACGCGATGAGTCTGGACGCTTTACTCCCATAGGCACACGCTTGCGTGCATCAATGCAAAAGCAAAAGATCAACAAGAGTGATTATTGGACCACTTGGATTGATCGTGATTTTGTGTTTAATGGCGACTCTGCCACATCAGATGATCCTTGGGCGGCATAATGACTGACAGGCAAACCTTAAGCCTTAAACAAGAGCAAGACACCAGGATCCTGCAAAAGGTCAATCGCATACACAGAGATCTATTTCCTGAGAAGTATCCTGGGCAAGTGGATCATTGCTTGCGTCTGATCATGGAACGCTTGCAGGTGGGCTTGGAAAAGCCTGCTGACATTGTGCTGAGCAATCCCGATACCTGGCCCATTGATACAGAAGAGATCCGTAACCTTGCGCGGGCCGCACACAGCCTAAACGAAATCCGTCGGAACTTCTCGTGATAGATCCAGCAGTGCTGATGCGACATGCTGTCAGGCAAGCGTGTGATGAACAACACCTAAAGCCCGACAACCTGCACCATATGCCCTACTCGGTGCGTAACCAGTTTGAAGAACTTGTGATCGCTTTCAGTGATGACATGCGATACAATCAACTAAAATACTTTAGACCATTTGAACATCAACTAAAGTTTTTTCGAACTGGATCGGCCGATCGTAGAGGCATACTAGCAGCCAACAGGATTGGCAAGACAGTGAGTACTTGTTATGAAACTGCTTATCACCTAACAGGGTTATATCCTGCGTGGTGGCCCCCAGAAGCCAAGCGTTTCAACAAGCCCATCACTGTCATGGTGGCTGGAGAAGGTTGGCAACAGGTAGCAATGGTGCTACAAAATGAATTGTTAGGAACACAAGATGTTAAGATCACTGAGTCAATTGGCACTGGTGCTATCCCTAGGGATTGCATTGTGTTTGGAACTATGCGCAACGACGGTGCTAATTGTTTGGGTTGTGAAGTCCGTCATGTAAGCGGACAAAACAGTTATCTAGTGTTTGCCAACTACACACAAGAGGTTCGACAGATGCAGGGTTTCAAACTTAATCTTGCAGTGTTTGACGAACAACCCCCAGATGATTTCTTCAGTGAAATTGTCACTAGAACTGCAACCACACAAGGACAAGTGCTATGTTCATTTACCCCATTGAAAGGATTGAACGGACTGGTGTCAAAATTCTGGCACCTGGAAGAAGGCTACGAACACATTCGTGTATCCTGGGACGATGTTCCCGAGTACGATCCGTGGGGCGAGCCTTTCTTGTTACGGGAAACAAGGTTACAACTTGAACGCGATTATCTTCCACATGAACGAGATGCTCGCCGTAATGGCGTTCCTGTTATGGGCAAGGGTGCTGTGTTCCAAATCAGAACATGGCCCGTCTACCGAACTGGTGATTACGATTTTAGAAACACTCATGGTCTTCATCGTGTTATCGCACTTGATTTGGGATTGGTCAATGACAAGACTGTGATCAGTCTAATGTATTGGCATCCAGAAGATCAAGAAGCCTGGTTGCACACACAGATAGTTGTGAAAGGCACAGAAGAAGCCAATCCTATCAACTACATCAATCACTTGATGCGTCCCGAAGTGTTTGGAACACCCATTGTGTTGCCAGCGGATGCCAACACACAAGGACGCTATACAATGAATAGCCAAAGCATTAGACAACTGTTTGAACAGTATGAATTAAATGTGCATCCTGATGCCATTATGAATCCGCCCGATGACTTGGGTAAACGCACAAATCACAAAAGTTTTGGTATCAATGTTATGCGACAAATGCTGGAATTAGGCACACTACATGTTAATGAAAATTGTGTGGAATTCCTGCGTGAAGCACAAAACTACTATGTGGATCAACACGGACGCTTTAGCGATCCTGATGACTGCATAGATAGTGCCCGCTATGCCCTAATTGCTTGTTTGCAAGGCATTGCTGAACCTTGGGATGATCGTAGTCCACAAGCACGATTTGCGGCTGCCAAACACAATATGCGTGCACTACAAGCCGCTAAAAAGAATCAGACAGATCGTCCTGTTTGGAAACGCAGTTGGTCGCCAGAGGGCGGTGT